CAAAGGTAAGTTTATTTGGTCCCCAGATCAGATCCCTGATGATTACAGAGATTGGGTAGGATATTCACCTGAGACTTTCTTCGATGTCAATGCACTTGCTGTTGATGAGAAACACTTCATGTGTACTCGATACAATAAACAGGTGTTTGATTTCTTGAAGAAACATAAGGTGGAACCTATCATTGTTCCTTTCCGACATAGATATTTGTGGGACGGTGGACTCCATTGCATGACGTTTGATTTTATTAGAGATGCATATCAACAGTAGTCTTTATAATGCTGAGATCATTCATGAACCTTGGCCCTATACAGTTATTGATGATTTTTTTACCAAAGATACCTGGGAAAAACTAAGTCAAATACCGAAGTATATTTTATCGGATACTCCTAATGAATATTTGAGAAACTGTATTCAAAAAGCAAAAGAAACTGAAGTTGGTGGAAAGGTATTTAATATCTGGGACCTTATTCAATCTGGAGTTCCAGAAGACATTGTTGAGTGTTATTGGGATGCATGTCAAGAGATTCTAGAAAACAAGGAAAGAATTTACGGCCAGTTTCCTTCACATAAACCTGATGTGGATTCGTTGATGAAACCATGTCTGAATTTAGATTTTGAGGGTAACTGGTATGAACCACACCCAGATTCTAAGGCAAAAGTTATTAGTCTCATTTGTTACCTTGATCCAGAGGAAAGTGAGGGTACTGCATTGCATACTGACGGAACCCATGATAGTATGGTAGAGAGACTGGATTGGAAACCAAACAGATGTATGGTTTTTTGTCCAAGTAAACATACTTGGCATTCTTTTCGATGTCAGTCCAAACATAGATTAGTTCTTGCTATATTTGTTGAACGTTATATTATCAATAAGAAAATTAAAGATAGACACACATTTTCTAACGGTAAAGTCGCTGAGTTCTGGTATGATTATGGCTAAAATTCAAGTCGGAGATTACGTCAAGTACAATGGATGTACAAAAGAACAAATCCGTTGGGGTAATAATGATGATCCAAATGATCAACTTATGATCAATGGTACATACTATGTGACCAAAGTAGATATTAGGTCATCTCATACCAAAATCTCTCTGCGTGGTATTCAGGGCAGATTTAATAGTGTGTGCTTTGATATCTTAAGTGGGGGATATGATTACAAATGAAAAAGATTCGTAGGGTAATTCAAAAAGACCAGAATCTTATGCACTTGACCTGGATGGTCAATAACATTTGTCAAAATAAGTGTGCCTATTGCATTCCTGGATTGAATAGTGGTAAAGGACACCACTATAAGTGGGAAAATGCGAAGAGATTCATGGATATTCTTTTTGAAAGATATCCTAAAATTCATTGTTCTGTTACTGGCGGAGAACCAAGTATTAGTTCTTTCTTTCCAGAACTAGTTCAACGATTTGTTGATGCTGGGCATACTATAGGAACAACCACGAATGGATTCAAACCTGTGGAGTATTGGAAAGATATTTCCAAAAATCTTAGTTATGTTTGTTTCTCATATCATCCAGAACACCCAACAGAAGACTTTCTAGACAAAGTTCTTTACTGTTCGCTTAATACAATGGTGACAGTAAGAATCATGATGCACCCTAGATACTGGGACCATTGTGTAGAAGTTTACAATGATATTAAAGATATCCCAACCATCTTTGTAGAACCCGTCAGATGTCTTGATTGGGGTAGTGTTGATAGAACAGTTCACTTATACGATGAAAATCAACTTGCATGGTTTAGAGATGCCGAGTCTTCCCTGGGTCATGAAAAATACTTAGAGACTGATGAAAAGTTCAATAGAACTCCAGATATTACTGCCGATTTTGAGATGGATGATGAAACCATCGAGAGAGGCACAAATACTCTAGATTACATTAACTCAGGGCAAACGAACTTTAAAGGTTATGTTTGTGAAGTTGGTTTGAAGAGTTTGTTTATTGATCACTCTGGTGAAATCTTCTTAGGCAACTGTTGTATTGGTGGACCCCAGGGTCACATGGATGAACCAGATGAAATTGAATGGCCTACCAAGAGGGTAATTTGTTCAAAACATATCTGCCACTGTTCTATTGATGTCAACATAAATAAGTGGACTAGGGGATATTTTAGAAAATGAGAGTTGACAAACCCTGGGGATGGTATAAAGATCTTGAGAGAACACCTAACCTTGTTATCAAAAAGATTCATATCAAACCTTTTTCTAAGTTTTCACTTCAAAAACATTACGAAAGAGAGGAATTCTGGTACATTGTCAGTGGGTATGGTAAACTGACACTTGATGATACGCTTCATACAGTTGGACCAGGTGACTCTTATAAAATTAAGAAAGAACAAATCCATCGACTAGAAGCATATGCTGATGGTGTAACTTTCGTGGAGGTACAAAGTGGAGAATGCAGAGAAAACGACATCTACAGAATCGAAGACGACTACGGAAGAGAAAACTCTTAAACCACCAATCGCACAATTAATTGGATTGGGCTTGTTTTTCTTTGGTACACTTGGTATAATCTATGCTGGATACGTCCATGGAAAAATGCATTTGTTGACGACACTGAAAAACGCTAAAGAATTTTATGGCTAAGAAACAACACGTCACCAAGTCAGGTGACACTTTTGAGTGGGACGAAACTGAAGAAGTGCGTAAAGCAGTTGAAAGACTGCATCAAAATATTCGAGATCTTGAAAAAGATCATGGTAAAAAAGGCGGAGACTACGGAGTAGGTAAATGAAAATCTTTCTTGACACTGCAGATTATGATGCAATCTCTATGCGATATGACACTGGTCTTATCGATGGAGTTACAACCAATCCCAGTCTGATTAAAAAGAGTGGTGACGATCCTTTTGAGGCAATCAAAGCAATCTCTGAATCATTCCCTGATCTCAAATCAATCTCTGCAGAGGTTGTTGCGGATCTGGCAGTTGATATGGTTGAACAGGCCAAACCTTTCATGGAACTGGATAATGTAACGATCAAAGTTCCATGTACTGTTGAAGGTCTGAGAGCTTGTCGTCAACTACGAGATCTTGGCGCAACAGTCAATGTCACTCTTATTTTCTCTGCTGCTCAGGCTGTACTTGCTGCTAAGGCTGGTGCAACTTATGTCTCTCCTTTTGTCGGTCGTCTTACCGATAACGGTTTTGATGGTCTTGAACTGATCAAGACGATCTATGACATCTATGCACGTCAGCCGCTCGGTACTGAGATCCTTGCTGCATCTGTTCGTAGCCCTGAGGTTGTCGCACTTTGTTATCGTGAAGGTTCTGATATCGTGACAATGCCACCTGGAGTTTTTGATCGTATGTATGAAAGTGTCCTAACTAGAGAAGGTCTTGCTATCTTCCAGAAAGACTGGGATTCTATTAACAAATAATATGTACGAAGAACTAAACTGTTTTGAAGAGGCACTGAAACACTTTGGTACTAGAGTTGAGATCATCTGTGCTATGGAACTTGGTGGTAGAATTAAGACTGAAGATGCTTATCAGATGATCAAAGATGAATTGAAGGAAGTGAAAAAGTGCCGTAAAAAGTTCAACAAAAACAGTGAGTGCGATAAATAAATTACACAAGTAAAGTATTATGGCTGCGGAAATTACTTCTAATGGTATTCAATTCAGTGATTCTACTAATGTGAATAGTAGGGGTTGGATGACTCCAGATGGAACTGCAATGTTCTTCTATCAGGCATCCGCTCCTACTCATTGGGTAAAGAGTACTTCTCATGATAACAAAATGCTTAGAGTTTTGTCTGGAACTGGTGGTGGGTCTGGAGGCAATTTTGCTTTTGCAGGTCTTGCGAATAGAGTTTTGGCGTTCAACTGGTCTTCTAGTAGTTCAACAGATAATAGAACCTTAAACTCAAACCAAATTCCTGCTCATACTCATAGTGATGAAGGAACTTCACTTAATTTCTTCAATCAAAATCCAAACGGAACGTATAATGGTGGAGACGTAAGGAGAGGTCCTGGTTGGACAAGAAGTTTTAATGCTACTGGTGGAGTTAGTGGACCTGCACAACATAATCATCCCTTTAGTGCTGGTGGAACTCGGAACATCGGAATGAATATTGACGTTCAGTATGTTGATTGTATTCAGTGCAACTTCGATATCAACGCATAATAAATAACCATAGCAAACCCTTATCATCCCGTGAAATAAAATGGCAGCAGAAATAGATGGAACTGGTATTGTCTTTAGTGATTCTACTCGACTAGATTCATATTATGATATTTTTGCACAAGGAACTAGTTCCTTATTCTTCCAGTCGGCTGCTCCCACTGGTTGGACAAAGAGTACCTCACATGATAATAAAGCACTTAGAGTTGTAACTGGAACTGGTGGTGGTAGTGGGGGATCACAGACTTTTACCGATGCATTTCCATCATCAAAACCAGTTTCTGGTAACTTCCCTATTTCTGGAACGGTTGGTAACCACACTCTAGGTTCAAACCAACTTCCAAGTCATACTCATGCTAATGGTGGTTCAGTAACATTAAGTCCTGGTGGTGGTGATGTAAGATCTGGTGGTGGATGGTCACGAGGCACTCCAAACACTGGAAACAATACTACCAATGCATCTTCACATAATCATGGATTTAGTAGTGGTAGTGCTTCATTCTCGACTAACGTGAACCTTGCCGTACAATACATTGATGTGATAATTTGTAGTTTCAATTGATCTCTGAGTTTTTATTATGATGAAATTCAAAAAAGAAGAACCAGGCAATTGGTGTCCTCTGATCAAAAAAGATTGTGTTGAACACAAGTGTGCATGGTATATGCATATTCGTGGAATGGATCCTAACACGGGACAAGATATTGATCACTGGGGATGTGCAGTGGGTTGGATGCCTACTCTCCTCATTGAAAATTCTCAACAACAAAGACAGACTGGTGCTGCTGTAGAATCTTTCCGTAATGAGACTGTTCGTGAGTCTCAGAAAAATCGTACTATGTACGAGGATATGATGAAACAACAAGCAATTATGCCAGTTCAAGTCAATCCACTTGAAAACCTTTTGGAGTCCTCTGATGAATCTGACAGTAATAATTGATGATGAGGCCATCTACATTGATGGTTTTGTTGTACAACCTGCTGATATGAGTTGGTTTAACCCAGACGATTATGATCGAAAGGTTAATGCAATTCAGTGGGAAGAAGATTCGGGTGAGATTGAGTATAAAGAAGGACCTTCAACTCCCATCGATAATATTGACTTTCTAAAAGATGTTATCACTGTTCATCAACTTGCAAGAGAAAAATTTGAGAAAGACCAGGAAGCATTCAGAAAAGAATGTGAACTGAGTGCTCTTGTTGAATACAATGAAGACGATCCCAAACTAGAGTTTGTGGATTATGACGAAACTCGCGATATTGACGAAGATAAACTAAATGATATTCTAGATGAAATTGATTTTGATCTAGAAGATGAACCAGATAGAGGATATGCCGAACTAGTTCATGCAGATGATGAAGATGGTCCAGAATCTGCAGAAGATATACTTGGAATTGGATCACTAGATCAAGAACCAGTGCCCCAAACAGAAGATAATGATATAATGCATGAAGATCTCCGTGATGCTCTTGATACTCAAGAGGATAGTTCATATGAGATGGAAGAAGAGGTAGAAAATCAAATCTACTATGACATTGAAGAATTACTCAAAGAGATATGATTCCTGAACTCCAAGTTAATGATTATACTATAGTCAGAAACTTCATTAATCAGGAAAGGGCAATAAAACTGGGTTATGAGTTCATGAGTTTCTGCGAAGAACATGATACTGCGGGTGATAATCAAGCAGTAAACTCAAACTCAGTTCACAATTACTTACCTTTTCTTGAGTTACTTTGTGAAAAAACACCCGAGGTGAGTAAGATTGTTGGAGAAACAGTCTTGCCCACCTATGTTTATTCTAGGGTATATAAGAATGGTTCAGACTTAAAACGACATACTGATAAGGATGAGTGTGAGATTTCTCTTACACTCAATTTGTGTGCAGATAGACCTTGGAAAATATGGATTGAAACTCCTAGAGGAGAAAAGAGATCTGTGATGCTTGCTCCTGG